ATACTTTCTGGATCTATTAACCCCTTCCAATATTCTGGTAAATCGATAAAATTAGAATCTTTTAACGTACCTCTTATATAAACTGCAGCCTCAGGCCCTTCTACACAAACATGTCTGAGTCTATGTCCTTTCTTGTTTGGATGTTTAATATCAAACCCTTTCCATCCCTGTACATTAATCGTACTTCCTGTCCACGCACAACTAGATCCTGTACACCTTAAGAGTGGACTATCTCGAAGAGTTCCACCTGTAATATTAACGTTACCAATAAAGAAATTCTCTGGTGCAGTTATACGATTCAAACCAGATGCATCTATTTGAAGTCCGATAGATGCAGAAGTGATTTGTATTCCCTTGACGGGATGCGTCACATTGATAGCAGATAATGCAGGCGGGCCTGATGTCGGAGTTGATGGGCCTACATCTATAACTCCCTTTGGCACAGGTGAAAGTGGCGCAACACCTATTTGCACTGGGCCATTTATTATAGAAAGTCCACCAAAAACTGAAGACTCATAAGGAAGTTTTTGTGGATTTGAAATACCCGCTGCGGTTTGAGTACCTACAGTTAATCTTCCAGCGTAAGCTTTAAAAATATTTGCCATTATAGTGCCTTCAATGCGTCTAAAAGTGAATTAACTGATTTTGTTATCTTCACAGCATCAAAATCATCAGAGGATGCCATATTTAACATTCCTGCAACGATGCCACCAGTGACTTTTGCCGATATTGTGAAATCTTTTCTTGCAGTCAATCTAAGATTTGAACCTACAATTCTAATATCTGGTGCATCTATAAAAACGTTTTTATTCGCTTGAACATGAACATCACCATCATTAGTATCTGAAGTTCCTTTGGCAAGTAATTTAATATTATCAGCTTTTAATATTATATCACCATTGTCACAATCAATAACGAAATCTCCGTTGTGACACTTAACTAGTTTAGCAGGAATCATTTCGTCTTGTGCTGCATCCCTATTTCTCTCTATGGCTTTGCCAAGAGCCTCTACTGATCTACCAGATACGGCACATTGTAAATTTTCTCTGTTTACTCCATCTTCACAAAATGCAAATCCAGACCCATTGTTAGTTAACACACGATAACTAATATTTCCATAAGGTGAATTTTGTCCTGCCTCTACACGGTAATGATTTTTAACGTCTAAATCGTAATCCCTATGTAATTTTCTCTCTTCAGCAGACATCCTTTGTATTGTACTGTTATCACTTTCAACTTGATTACTATCAAAATTTCCCTCAACTAAATCATCGGTTTGATTATCAATCGAGTTCAGTTCTTCATTTGTTAAAGCTCTTAAATTACTATCTGTCATTGCTCACCTACGATGTTTCTTGATAATGGTTTATCAATACAGTCAACCACTGATATGATTCTAGTTGGATCAAGTGTTTCTGACACTTCACTCACAGAAACAAATTTCAACACTGGTTTCAAAGTTGCACCTCTTCCAGTTTGACTATTTATTCTAATCTCTGGAATGTTTGTAAACCCATTACCTTTGTTATTAACCTTAACTCCAATTATTCTACCACCGAGAACAACTGGTTCGAGATCAGCATTACCAGCAATTATAGTATCTGTTTTATTATATCCAAATCCAGGCATTGTAACAACCACACTATCAATCTGACCAGTCATTGGCTCACCATCTGCAACTTGATTAGATTCTATAGTTCCAGAGGATGTTATAATTCTATCAAAATTACTTAAATATCCATAGCCTGGAGCTTCAACTAAAATTCCATCAATTCCACCATCATCAGGATTGATAATTGCTTTTGCTCTTGCACCTTTTCCATCTCCACATGCATCACGGAAAGTAACATAAGGTGGTTTCTCCTGATATCCTAGTCCACGATCAAGAATATTAACACCAGCTATTTCAGTGGTTTCAGCAACAATAGCACTCGCAACACCACCAACACCAGATCCACCAAAAATCTCAACAGTTGGTGGGCCACACCTTAAAATATTAGCATCACATTCTCCAACTAATGAAGCTACAACTGATGGATCTTTGTCTGGTTGTTTAAAAATACTCGAATTACCAGCTTCATCAAGACCAATACTACTACTAATACCTGATATTCCTTTCATAAGATTATCAACTCTATCTTTTTGTTTTTGGCCAGGGCCGAGTTGATTATCAAATCTACTAGGTAAAGGACATTTAAGATCATCACATCCAAGAAAGTTAAATAAAAGTCCTATTCCATTTAAAGCCTTTTCTATTAGTGAAGTAACAGATCCTAAAGCTCCTCCCAAAGTTGAAGTCAAACTTGATAAGATAGGGCCAATTGTATCAGTTATACTACCTAATACATCATTTAATAACGCACCTATGAGTTGTTCAGCAGCACATAAAGGAGCATTGACAAATTTACCAACCAAAGATTTTAAAAAATTCTTAATTGTATTATTCAATCCACCAATTACGTTATTAAATAAACAAAATACATTGTTCATCACACCTCTTAAACCTTCAGCAAAAGTTGGTTTTATCTCTTCTGGAATAAGTTTATTAGTAAATTTGTTTATCTTTTCTTCAATTTCACCAAATAGTTGATCTCTAATATTACTAACTTTTGCGGTCATTATGCCGCCAATTTTTCTTGTTATTTGAAGAAGTTCTGCTTCAAAGTTTACCACTAAACCTGTAGCTGCATTTACATAAAACTCTCCATACTTCTCAATACTGATTAATAATTTAGCAAAATCACCTAATGCTCCAGTGATAATACTAACGGCATTGTCTCTCTTACAACTTGGAGAATCTACAGCGACATCTAACATATCCGCCCAACTAAGTCCCGCATAAGTGTTACCCTTACCAGTATTTGTAGTAAAATAATCAACTGGGATTACATTTCTACCTGTCAGAGCATCATATAGTTTTTCTTTCTTTTGATATTCTCTTAAAGCCTTACTATATTTTTCCGCTCCACTACGAGTATTTGGATAATCTTCTCTCTTTGGTTTTACATTTGGTTGATAATCATTTGTAAATGAATAATTAGGGATAGATGTATTATCAAATACGTTTACACCACCAGAAAAATCTTGATAGTCCACACCAGAAATTTTAAACTTATCTAAAGGAGAATTCATATCCTTTGATGAAGCAGAATTAGTCGGCCTTGGTGTAGAGTTACTTAATAAATCACCTGTATCTCCATCAAAAGCATGTTGACTTTTCATGAACACATTAGTGATAACTGGTTTTTGTTCGTCATCACCGTCTATCCAAATCCCTATTACACTCTCTCCACCTTCCAATTGATGCACATTTGGAGCATTTCCATATCCACTGGATATGAATGGATTGCCCATTACGGAAGCGAAAGGTAGGTCGTTGGGATCTTCTATTCGATCATGATATCCAACGACTCTAACCTTCACACGATTAGGATATACGTTTATGTCACCTTTTCTTCCAGCAACCCCAACATCTTTATCATTTTTAAGTAAGGTGTTTTCTGCCCAATACTCTCTAGGAGCAACTTGGCCTATCCACCAATTGATGCCAGTAAAACTGTCAGTTCCCTCTAAAATGTTAGCCATTAATCATCATACACGAGACACTCTGGCTCGTCAGGGTGTAATTCACAGAATAATTCTAACGCATTTGGGTCGTGGTGATCTCCTGCCTTTATCTCTTCCTTATGATGTTCTGCATAAACTTCAAGTTCGTGAAGTTCTTCTTTGTAATGTCTTCTCGCTGCAGCAGAGATAGTAGCATCTTCGATAAGGTGTTTGTCCTTGTCGATATGTTCTTCGATTGTTTTCATAGTAGTACCTCCTTACTATGGCTATAGCTATTTAATCATATCCAGGCGTGTCTCTTACAAGCCTAAGGTATGTATAACATTCTACACCAGATTTTGTAAACTGTATAGTATGTCTTAGATCCTTGATAAGAAAGAACCCAGACAACCATTTATCAGTTCCTTTCATGCTATCAATTAATTTACAAGATATAATATCACCAGCTTGTATTTGAGTTTGAAGAGGAACTGTAATGCGAAGAGATGAAGATAGTAAACTTGCATATCTCATTCGAGCTTGACTTCTAACTTTATGTGGTTGATATTCTCCATCACCCTCATTATAAGTACCATCTCTTCTCATAGTGTAATCCAATATGGGAACCCTTGTTACTCTTGTAGGATCTTCATTTAGATCTCCATCTAAGAAAGGCATTTCATCATCTCCTAGATGAGCCTGTTTTGCTTCTTTTTTATTGAAAGAAATTTCCTCAGTATTATAAAGTGTATGTAAATTAAAATAACTTTTCTTTTCACCTAAATCAGAAGAAATCATTCTATCTATTATACTTTGATCAAATTCCCATTTTGGATTATATATATCATAATTTGGATTGTTAGAAATTGAATCATTTTGTGTATATTCGAGAGCTCCATTCTTCTTTGCATCTGAAATCATCGTATCAATACTTTTAAATTTATATCCATCTTGTGTCATCCAAAATAAAAATCCAACTCGATCAGTTCCACCACCATCTTCAGGCATTGATGCTGATACTGCACGCCTTGCCAACCAATATATTCCTTTAAACGGTGTCCAATAGTTTCCAAAAAATCCATCATTATTTGCAGTCTCTTCAATATCAATTTCATCCTCATCACATTCAAGTTGTGTTTTTAAGATAGTTTCTACATGAGAACTAGCTTTAACTTTTGGATCATATCGTTTTACAAGTCTATTTTTTTGATTAAGAATTGCCTGAATTGGTTCAAGTCTGACCACAAAAGTATTTGCAGTTGATTCTGATTGATTCTGAACAAATGATGTTACAACTAAATTCTCAAAAGTAAGAGGGCCACTCTGATGATCAATTTCAATGTTAGCTCGTTCAGTTCCACGAAGCGTCGCATCTGATAATGCATTATCAATACTAACAAATAAAAGTTCAAATGCTATCGTAGGTTCAAATATACTTTCATAGTAATCTATTGATAATACAGTCGTAATGTTATCTTCCAAAGAGGCAAGTGTCTCATTAGGGTTTTCTCTAAAGATTCTAAAATCTCTTATGACTACGTTCTTAATATATGACATTATGCTGTTGGTGGATCGGTGAGAATGATAACTGTATTGGTTATGCCTGTATCTATATTTAATGAGGCAATATCATTGGACATTGGTTTTCCATCAATAATACTCGAAATGTCTTTAACAGGAACATCTTTTAAATTAAAGTTTCTCATTAAAACATCTCTGAGAAATTTATTACCCTCTAACTCTTTAAGATTGGGTGTTGGTAATTTATCTGCTTTATTTAAAGTATCTTGAATTATGTTATTTAATAAATCTTTTAACTCTTTTTGTGAACCATCAAATTTAGGATATTTTGTTGCAAAGTTATACAATTTATCTGCGTATTGCTCTATGTATCTTTTTGTAGTCCTTAAATTAAATCTTAATTGATTTATTGCCATATCTGCTTGTGCTCTACTTATTTTTTTAGCATCTAATAATTTATTAACTTCCTCCATATTTCTAGTAAAATTTAGGGTAGTCTCATTTCTTAGTTTATATGGATCAACTAAATTATTATCATCAAGAAATTCCCCTCTAGTTTTATAGAATTTTTCCTGTTTAAGGTTTCTTCGATCTTTGACTTTTTGTATATCCTCTTTAGGGATATTAGTATTTTTTAATTTTTGAATTTTTGTTTCATATCTTCCTATTTGCGAATCAACTTTTCTTAGTTCAGTTTTTAATGATCTTATGAGTAGTTTATTTTCTCCTAATTTCTCAGCATTTTTTAATTTTGTAACTAATGAAGATCTATAACTTCTTAATGTTAGACTAGCCAAATCTAAATTAGGTAAAGTCGATCCATTCTTTTTAATAAAAGCTCTACTGCTGTTTAACGCAAAGTCGGTCATTGCTCTTGATTCATCTGCCTGCAACTGATTAATTATTGGATTACCTCTCTTTTTAAGACCTTTGAGATTTAAATCTTTTGGTTTGAGTTTTATAGGTTGTCTTGTATCTTTTATTATTTTCTTTTTCTTTAATGCCTCTTCAAGTATCTCCAGTAATTTTTTTTGATTAATTTTTGTGGTGTCAATTTTGATTCCAGATCCTTTTAATAAATCATCAATTTTATCAGCACCCTTTATATTTTTTATACCTCTTATACCGAACACAGAGAGAGCAAGAAATATGATACCCTCCAATATTGGTAAAGGTTTTTTTGTGGGAACAGGAGATCTTGTGCGAAATCTTCTAAAAAAATCTAATCTTAATCTTGCTTTTTTATCCTCTTCTTTTAAATCAGGGCCAAATTCTGTGGCTGCAACACCACGCATGGCAGGAATACGGGGAATCGTTTTATACAGTCTTCGATTTAAATTTTTAATTTTATCGGTATCTTGTTTAAATAAAGTATTTTTCTTTTTTAATACCTTAACAAGTTCTGCAGTTTTATTTCTTGTATCTACAAGTCTCTCTCGAATCTCTTCAATTTCTGGAGTTGAAGTGCCAACAGGAACATTAAATTGATCTGTATTTTGTTGTAAATCAGTTATCGGATTAAATCCTTCCATTATACACTCCTCACATATGATTCATATGGTGAAAATCTACGTTCTGGATCCAATTCTGCAATTGCATTATCGAGTGCAGTAGAGGCAGAACTAGGTTGTTCTCCACCAGCAAGATTTTGAGCAGTGCGAAGATCTATAATTTGAGTTTGGCCATTACCAGCATCCACAGGTTTTCTGATTGTATCAAAATTAGGATTTATAGAAAAGTTATCACCTCCAAGAGAAGTGTTCATTGCAATATTTGATCCTTCTCCAAGAGAAGTGTTCATTGCAATATTTGATCCTTCTCCAAATTGATTATTGATATTTCCCATAGAAAGATCAACACTATCTCCAGAACCAGACTCTATACTATTTGTTAAATCTCTACCACCTTGAGGTTTTACGTTTGAATTTCCACTATATTTTTCTCCATCCCAAACTTTATATCGAGCACCACGACTCGTTTGTACTTTAATATAATCTCCAACTTGAGGTGTGTTTTTACCACTACTACTTGCAGGAGGAGGGGGGGTATTTTCTCCTCCTCCTTCTCCTCCTCCTTGTCCTCCTCCTTGTCCTCCTTCTCCTCCTCCTTGTCCTTCTTCAGTGGGCCCACCAAAAGCATCTGCTAGAGCTCCACCAACTTCAAGTCCCAAAGATAACATAAGAGCATTAGTCAAATTATTAGCTAAACTACCTACTTGTTTAACAACTTCTTCTTTTGGTCTAGTTATTAAATTAAATATTGATCTTTCACTTCTTGTTTCTGATCTATCCTTTCCTTTTTTCGCTAAAGCTTCCTCCATATCTTCAATCAAGGATTTCCGATATTTTGCCTCTAATGCTGCACTAACAATCATTGCTTGTTTTAGTGCATCAATATTTCTGTTTATTTTTTCTATCTCTAATCTGACACCCTCAAAGCCTGGATTTAAAATTCTAGGATTTTCAATCGCTGGAACAACAGTGCTTGGAGTAATAAGACCCTGAAAGTTTGGAATACCCTGAAGAACCTGATCATTATCCATGTCAATGTCAGTTGCATCATCTAATTTTCGACTTCGATCACCAAGAAAAGTTAAAGCTGATTGTTGTTTCTTCTCTGCTGTTGTTCTTGATCTTCTTCTCATTGCTTCGAGAAGACGAAGATTTAAACCAATATTAGAAGAGGTCATACCTCCTTGTCTATTGGCCATATCCATTTGGATATCAAAATCTGTCCTAAATCCTCTACCTGAAAATAAATTACCAAATCTACCACCAGCAAAATCATTTAATAAAGTGGCACCAAAACCAGCAGTAAGTAATTTATTTAAAAGAGCGGCAAGACCAGCAGCAGTACCAGTGAATAATGCCATTATCCTAGTCCTTGTTGTTGTTGCTGTTTCATTTTCTCAGCTTCCAGATAGTTTCTTAATAAATTGACATAGACATCCCTTTCCCAAGGCATCATATTTTCTAGTTCTGTCAAACTATATTTATGATACTGCATCAATGAGAATGTCAATTCATAGTATGACTCAGCACTCAAATGAGCCATACTTAGCCGAAAAAACTTGCCAATCCCTCTAATGTAACGGTTGATTTAATCTTTGTATTTGGATTTTCAACTTCTATGTCGTGTGACAATATAGGCATTGTGTCGAAGAACTTTTCAATTTCTTTAAATTGAACAGAATTAAGTTGTTCTACAAATTCAATTAATTCTTTTTTTGTACAATCCTTTGCTTCCCATGCTTTTTCTTCATCAAAAACCATTTCAATACAGGAAGCTATAACATCAAAGGTGCTGTCTGATGGGCCATCAAAGTTAAAGTTATCATCAATAAATTGATCTAATGATGGATACTTCATTCTTAATGTATATGTGTCATCAATTTTAACATCAACACTGTGATTTTTGTCTTTCTTGACTTCAATCTCATCAATATAAATTTGAGTGTTCACCTTTGTTTCATTATCATCAGGACAAGTAACTACAAGGTCAATACTTTCTCCAATCGATCTCGCACGAATATTTAAAAATAGATATTCAATATCGAATGTTGGTAATTGATCTACCTTCACTCCTTTTGTGAGAATACAGTTTTTTAGTATATCTTTTATAGCTCTTGAAATATCCTTTACGGAGTTACTTTCAATTGCAAGTATTAGAATTTTTTCTTCCTTAACTAAAAAAGGTCTATAACTTATTTTCTTTCCGTTTGATGGTAGAGTTAAATCATAAGAAGGCGTAACAATCTTTGGTAATGGCATAACTATTCACTTCAGTGCCTTATTTAGTCGTGTTTACATAGTGGTGAAATCGTATATACCACCCTCTGTTTGTTGTATTACTTCATTAATAGTTGTGTCAGGAACTGCTTGAGGGAATATACTTCTGTACTCCTCAAATATAGTTTTTGTCGAATTAGAAGTATTATTTGTAGGTTTTACACCAGCGGATCTATCATACCCAAAATATTGATCACCAACTAATTCATTAAATCTACCCATCCAAGGATCGAATGAATCTGAGTATCCCTTCCATCCAGATCGAATTTTACCTATAGTTACATTCTCCATCACATATCTTTCATATCTGAACGTAACGTTTAATTTTAATATTGACCCAGAATCATAATTGACTGGTGTTGATGCCATTGATAAAGGCCATGATCGCACGAAACAATAATATATCAAAGATTTATTTCTTATAAAGTAATCTTTGTTAAATTTCACCACTGTCATATTACATTTATAAGTTTTTGGGTAATTTAAAGTCATGACTTGATTATCAGCCTTTCCATAAACTTGGCCATGAAGAGGATTAATCAATTGCATCCAAGCTTCAAAATACTTTATGACTTTATAATTTCTATCAACCATGAATGTAAAAGTGACATCATCATATATTCTTTTAAATGGCATCCTTTCCGTAATACCTTGTCTATCACCAGAAACCTCTACATCAGCGAAGGATGATCCAGGCAATACAGCATCCGATACCAGT